CTTTCTTGCATAATTCGATCAGGTGAATTATATCGACCTGAAGTTCTACATCAATTGAGTCATTCCGAAAGTTGTAATACTTAGGGCTGTTCAAACTTTCAAACTTATACGATTTAATCAATTCGTGACTTTCTAGTTCTTCACAAATACTTTCACAAATCGCATCGGCCAATTCATTTTGGTACGCCGAATAGTCTATATAATCCGTTACTTCTTCAACCAGCCAATTTTTGTGTTCTTCTAACATTCTCTTGTCATCAGGGTTATCGAAAATGGTGTACTCCAAATTGTTGTCGTCTTCAATTCCCGAACCATAGAACCCGCGAAATACGGGTAACCAAGTAGTGCATTTTTCAAACATGATAATTACCTCCAAAGTAATAAACAGTTAGGAGTAGGCAATTTGAACTGTAAACAATTGCCAATTCATAACCATTTATTACCGCTAACCGTATTAAGTTTTAAAAGAACATAAATCAATAATCGGATATTATCAGGATTATTTAACAATACCCGGTTACGAATTTAATCACTACGCCCAACGTGGTATACAGTAACATCTTTGCTGATTATTTCGTGAATCCACCCATCAGCAGTATAACTTTTGGCCGATGACTTAGTGCACTTTTTACAGAATCGTTTGGGCAATACGACACTTTCTTCGTCACTCATAAAATCAAACGATTGACCAATTATCAAATCTTTGAACGTGTGTTGTATTTTACCCACTTTGTGAGTATACTTATCGGCTGATGTTTCAAACTCGTTGGCTTTCTTATCACCTAGTATATTACGAATATTCATAACTACTCCAATTGATTTAATTCTTAATATTTAAAAGAGCGTGTTGTTCAATATGCTATACGTTGACCAGTAATATTTGTTCGTACAATATTTTTATTTTCAAAGAAATTAGTTTTTCACTGGTATTTTGTTTGATTTGTTTTGGCTTGTAATCTATTGGTGTGTTGAATTTTGCCCTATTCTTTGCACAAGCAATTCGGTGGTACTCTCTTCGGCATACTTTACAGTAATTATCCAAGCCATCATTTTGACACCTATTATTGCCGAACATTACTATTGACTTAAACTTTTTACAACATGAGCATCGTTTCATCTTTATTTATCCTTTTAACTTAATATATCTTTACATGCTCACTACGAGTATAATTATAAGTGGTTCGGTAAATAATCAAATAAGCCAAAAAATTTAAGTACACATGATGGTCGTGTGCAGACACACGTTAGAACACATGTTAGAAATAGCTAACGTGTGAGGATTATCTTGACTGGTATACCTTTAAAGCCTATTTTTTTCTAAAGTCATCAAGATAAATAAAGAAGGAGTATGTTAGTGTATAGGATTAGAGGCTTAGTACAATAGTAGTGTGTTAATAGTGGATAGGGGGACGCCTAATATATGTAGGAGAAGAAACTTTTCTTGCATGTGCAGTGTGTATTTGCATGTAAATCCTTGCTAGCACTGTACTTAAGTCATAATTTAACATGTGCAGGCTAATTCTATCGTGTGCACCACTGTGACACTAAACTAATGGGTATAACACGTTTGACCTAGATAGTGCGTTTAGAGCCTAATAACGCATATGTTGCATTCAAACGCTACCAATGTGGTAGATACATTATTATATGTGCTATAGTATACAGTTATCTACTAATAGGTGTAGGCCCAAAGGAGTGATTTTAAGCCTTATCGCCTAACCCCCCGGTAGTACCCTTGACCCTGTGCCCGGTGAGCCGATGGGACCCTTAATAGGAACCCGTAAATGTTATATTTTTATCATAGACATCATTATATACAGGTCTACTTCAGCCACTACTATACAATATCGGTGTAGTAAATAATCGCGGGATTACTATACGGGAGGTTGCCACAGTTTCCGGTATTATAGACATATCCTATATAGGAAAACAAACTATTTTAGGGATAATGTCACGATCTGACACTATTTTCAAAAAATATTGGGAAATTTTACCATATTATGCAAGAATTGGGAAGGAACGGCATGGTTATATAGAGAGGGTGTGTTTTCTACACAGGAATAAAGATAGATGACTAAAACTATTTACCTAATAAATGAATCAAGCTAATATTATTCCTGATTACGGAAGTATTCCCCGGCAAGAGAAAAAGAGATATGATTTATCGGGCGAGCAGGAGTAGCAGCAAGGAAACATACTGTGGCCCGGTAACTTTTAAATTGGAGAAGCCGATGTTTAATAAATTAGTGGAGATGCTAACATGCGTGATTAGTAAACTGCCTCACTTTGTAACGATACCTCCTGATGAACAGGCTGTTGTTCTGCGATTCGGGAAGTACGTTAAAACACTTGATGAAGGTGGCCACTATTTATTTCACTGGCCGTTAATTCATACCGTCATGCAAGTCGTCTGCACACGACAGTTAATCGACATTGATAAACAGGACATCTTAACTAACGATGGCCGTTCAATAACATTGAATGCGTCAGTCGAGTACGTAATTGATAATCCTTATAAAGCGTTGCTGTCAGTAAACGACTATGACGAAAGTTTGCAGGAGCTGGCAGGTGATCTATTCAGACAGATTATTATGAAACGCTCGTTGGCGGAGTGTATCGAAGAGGTCGAAGAAATAAGGATGGAAGTATTTGAGGGACTTGAGCGGGTAGCACTTTGCCAGTATGGTGTAAGCGTGCTCGATGTTTACATTCCGACATTTACTAAAGCAATTACAATACGTCTTATTCAGGAGTAATGATATGAAACTTAAAGCACCAGAAGTAGTTCAAATTCTGGTAATTGCTAAGGCAATTAGAGAAGGTAAGCTGGATGGTAATCAGGTAGCTGAAGCCGCACTGAACGAGATAATTGATCGAAGGGTTGAAGGCGATAAGGTAATGCTTGATGTTGTCAAGGCACTGGCGAAAGATGTAGCCGCTGGTTTTCTGGGTAGCGTTATCAATATTATCCTCAAGCGGTTAGGGCCTAAAGAATCTGATGCAGATATTAACGAAAGCTGAATGTAAAAAGTTGTGGGTTAGTTTTTACCACGACCTATTAAATATGCGGGAGCAAAAAGATTATGGAGCAGCCGAACCAAAATACAAAGCCCCAAAGCGGAAAGCAGCCACAGGAAGTAGCAGTGGAAATGCTGAACCGAGTGTACGACAACTTGGACGAAAAAGACCTGTCAAGAACCGAGTTCATTAACGAAGCTCTTGACATAATGGGAAAAACTAAAGCTCAACCGAAGAGCAGACTAATTTTACCAGATTAAGAACCCGGCATTGTAGCTGGGAGTAACTATAATATAGTATATAGGAGAGAAGTATGAGCATTAACAATTTTTCACAGATTCAAAACACGTTGTATCCTGCGTCGAACTCGACACCCCAGCCGTTGCTGCGGAACTCGCAGGGCATAATTGATGCCTATGGAACAGTCGTCCCTATTGGCGGCACAGTAGGTTACATAACTGGTGCTACGTTTAAGAAAACTGACGGCGGGGCTAACACTTCACTGTATGTTAATGAAGGCTCTGTAACTAGCTGTAATTTCGTGGCTTCGATTGCCGATGTGCCTGTCGCTTACGGGACAACTGCGGGTCGTGGCCCTAGCCCGTTGATCTGGGATGATTGCCCGGTGCTTGATTACACGTTGAATCCGCAACTTGGTAGCCACGTATTTGACGACCTTCACAGTGGCATAGTTGTTGCAGCTAATCAGTCTGTTTCTGCTGCTGCTGCACTTGGAACCACGGGTCAGTTCGCTGCGTTTACTTTGACAGGTACTGCTGTATCTACGAAAGCGACTGATGTAGGTGGAGTAGTTGATCTTACAGTTACTACTGACGAAGATGCTGACTGTAGAATAGCGTACCCGCAGAATATTGAAGTTGCTGGTATGTTTAAGTTTACTGCGGGAAAGAAGCTGTGGATGGAAGCAAGGGTCAAGGTTGACAACGTAACTGATGCGAAGCAGAATTTGTTTCTTGGATTCATGGAAGAGGCACGAATGGCTACTGGTGAACTTATCGCTGTAGCTGGCGGGGCAACTGCTGATGTTGACTATGTAGCGTTTAGACAGGATGAGGCCGATGGAGATGCTTGGCAGACTCACCACAATGTAACATCTGGCGGGCATACTGTCGTGTCGGCAACTGCTGGTGTGATTACGATCAATACTTTCCATAAGCTCGGAATATATTGCGATGGGCAGACTATTACTTTTTACATTGACGGTGTGGCCTTGGCTGATACAGTTAATCTAAGTGATGCCAATTTTCCAGTTGATGAGGAAATGGGGTTTTACTTCGGTATAGTAGCTGCGTCTGCTGACACTATTGTAAGCTCTATTGATTGGCTTCGTATAGCCCAAGAGTACTAATATCAATTAACCCCGGATGGATTCGTTCTGTCCGGGGTAGTTTTCGTTTGATGCGGGAGGAATAATATGCAAGCTGATGTATATCTTAATAACCCTAATACTAGGGATCGGATCAACCCTGCTACTGAAGAAAGTCAGGTGAAAGTTAAGGATGAACTCGCTGGTTCGATAATCAAGAATAGCAGCGTAGGCGGTAATGCTGTGCTTACTATCACGGCTAATGTTGCGGGTGGTTCTGACGTAGGGGTTAGGTCCGTTTTGTTGTATACAGATGCAGCAGATGTAACAATGACAATAGGCGAATCTGCGGCTGATGCTGATGATTTCTTGCTTTTGCAGAACTCTTATACGCCAGTTCCAGTCAGTAACCTGAAGTTTCTACAGTTCTACGGTGCTACGAATGGTGCAAAGATTTATATTCTTTACAGGGGCTAACTATCATGGCAATAGAGCAGCAAGAAATTGTCCTAGCATCTGATACGGTAAGGTGCGGCGAGGGAGAATGCAATAGTTCACTATGCGGCGGGGTCCCGCCAGAAGAGTAAGGAGAAATATTATGGCTAATGAATGGCCAGCGAACGGCGTGGAAGACTGGAATACGAAAATGTTGGCGAATCTTGCAGTGGCACATGACACAGAGGGGAACCGGATATATGATGTAAACGGGTCCCCTGTCGCTGTGTTTACTAAGTACTTAACTAGTTCATTTGCCGACAGTGTAGCTAGCTTCAATGTGGCCCATAACATCACTGATGCACTGACCAAGATTCTGGCATTGGACGTTAAACTGATTTACTCCAATGAGATTTATGCCGGGCAGACACATGGCACACATACGTTTTCATTTTCAGCCGATGCAACTAATGTAAAGGTGCAGGACATAAACGGTAGTGCACAGGCGGCAGGCGGCACGTATCTTATAGAATTGACTTATATATTATAAGCCCGTATTAAAGGAGTTGATTGTAATGCCTGATTTAATAATTCACATACCGGGGCATGGGTTCGAGATAAGCGACTACGTAAATGTATCATGGCTACGTGCTAATTTCTATGTCCGTGATCCTGACAATGACCCGTCTGTAGCCACTGATTCGTTTAAAATTTCCTATGACGATAGTGATGATAATATAGTGCCGTTCACGGAGACGATAACAGAGGGTTCTATTGGTCCGCCGTCAGGGGCCAGCGGCATTCCGTTTACTGACATAACGATGCTTGAATCATGGGGGTTTTAACATGAAGTTTATTATGAACACAGTTTTAGTATTTATAGTAGTTTCGCATGTGGGGCTTTGCTTGGCCGTGGTTAAAGCTGCTAGTGCCCGCAAGTCTACACCACCTGTTAAGATAACTGATCCTAACGACATCAAGTACCGGGAGGACATTTGTTATGGACGAGGCAATTATCCAGAGCCGCATCAAAGAATCAGTAGCGTTGCTATACGGTGAAAAGGACGTAAAGTTTATTACTAATCATACTATCGAAGAGGACTTAGCTTCGCTTAGCCTCGCTGTTCATTATTTCCTTTTTGACCGTGACGCTAGAATTAGAGAAGCTAAAGAGCCTGACAAACATGGCAGAGGGGGGAGCGATGTCGAGTAGAGCAAGAGCTGGACGATTACTCTCTAGGTTCATTCGTGAAATAGCTGAAGAGACGGAGTTTGTAAAAGGTGAAGGTGCTGAAGATGATCGCATGGTTTCCAAAGCTGAACAGCTAGCTCGCAAGATGTGGCGAATTGCTGAAGGTTACGATGAGATAGTAATCACTAATGACGAGATTGGGACGAAGACAATTGTTCATCCGCCCGATCACAAGATGATGACGATTCTTCTGGACCGCATTGAAGGTCGATGTGGAACTGTCCAAGAGGATGAGGTCACTAGACCTACTGCGTCATCCAAGATCACCGATCAGGGTAAGAAACGAATCGCTGCTATAGGAGACTTCAAAGATGATAATGGAGACACTTAAGCCTACGCTGTCCACGCCGTTCCCCAACATGCCCCGGCACTGGAAAGAACCGCTGACAGGGTTGAAGATTCCCAAAGACCCTATGGAAAATGTTATATGGCGTGGCGACTTGCTGCGTAAGGCAGAGAAGGATTTAATTCTTCAGCAAGACCTTATGAGTGCATCGTCAGAGTCATTGTTATTCTGGATCAATACTTTTTTGTGGACGTTCCACCAGAAAGATATTGATCCTATAACTGGTTTTGAAATTGCAGTTGAAAATGAGCACGTCCCATTTATAACGTGGGAGGTTCAGGATACTTTATTTAAGAAGTTGCTGTATCGGCTGAAGCACCCTTCGTCAATCCTGATTGACAAGTCACGTGACATGGGTGCTAGCTGGTGCGGCTTAGGCTTCATGCACTGGGTGTGGTTGTTCATTGACGATGCACAGCTACTTGAGATGTCCCGTACTAAAGACTATGTGGATCAACCCGGTAACATGAAAGCGTTGTTCCAAAAGCATGACTACATCAATCAGTGGCTACCCGAATGGATGGTCCCGCCCGGTGTTCGCAGTGGCGAGAAGTACAGAACTTCTATGCACATGAAGAACATTCTTAACGGTGCGTGTATTGATGGCGAGTCAACTAATGAAAATGCTGGCTCTGGTGACAGGCGTAAAGTCCTTTTACTCGATGAGTTTGCAAAGGTCGAAAAAGGTTCTCTGATTCGCTCGGCGACGAAAGACGTGTCACCGTTCAGGATCGTGAACTCTACCCCGGCTGGTCCGGGTACAGAATATGCCCGCTGGAAAAAGTCTGGTCAGATCGAGGTGTTTCAATTGCCTTGGTGGGAACACCCGGACAAGGGCAGCAAGCGTTATACGTATCAAACTGAACATGGCGAGTGGAAGATAACATCGCCTTGGTACGTAGCAGAAGAGAAGCAACGATCACCTAAAGAAATGGCCCGTGAAGTTGACATGAAGGATACCGAGTCTGGTGATACGTTCTTTACCCTCAATAATATTAAAAAGCATATTGCATTGTTCGGGTGCGAGCCTAAATATAGGTTCCATATCCATCTTGATAAAAAGATCGCTGACTCTGCTGTATATACTAAGATACGTGCGAGAGATTATAATGCTGTGAAGCTGACTAAAGGTTGTCACGGTCAGCTACGTGTCTGGTGTAAGCTTACTTTGGGTAGGCCAGATCAAACCAAAACTTATGTATTCGGTTGTGACATTAGCAAAGGTCAGGGAGCTTCAAACTCTGTCATCTCTATCAAGTGTAGGGAGACTGGCGAGAAAATTGCTGAATGGCGTGACGCTAATACTCCACCGTTCACTATGGCAAGAGTGGCAGTTGCACTCGCTATCTGGTGTGGTGGTAGAAAGCCTAAATCACTTCCGCTAATTAAGTGGGAGAAGAATGGTCCCGGTGTTGACTTTGGCAAACAGTTAGTCAAGGCGTTCAAGTATCCATACTGTTATTACATGGACAAGTCTGGTGACAAGTCAGAAAAGAAAATGAGCAAGTACGGCTGGCATTCCAGTTCAGACAGTAAATTTGAGCTGCTCACTGAATATGACAGGGCACTGGCACATGGTGGTTATATTAACCATAGTATATTTGGACTTGAAGAAGCGGAGACTTACATCTACTACAAAGGTGGTGGCATTGGTCCTGCTGAACTTGTCGAAGAAAATTCTAACGCACGATTGACCCACGGCGATGTTGTTATAGCTGATGCGTTGACGCTCGAATCTAAGGAACATGGGACCATCAAACATGAAGGCCCTGATTTTCCAGTAGGTTCTGTGGGTTGGCGGAAGGCTAAACGTGCAAGTGCAAAGAAGACTAAAAACCGTAACTGGCGTAACAAATTTAATTTTGAAGGATAGTCATGCCTGAAACAATAACACCAGCTAAGATTCAGAACGTGGTCAAGCGAGGCTTCGAGCGTCTACAAACTTATCGCCGAGCAAGGGCTTTGTTCCTGAAAGAATACGTGGGGCAGTACTACAGAGATAAGCAGGGCATGTCTGGTGATGAACCTATCAACCTTATCTTTCAAACTGTCAAAACTTACGTGCCTAACATGGTCATGCAGAATCCAATCACTGATGTTTCTTCGGATTATTTGGTGTATAAAGAGTATGCTGAAATGCTGGGCCTTGCAGTTGATAAGACCGTCACTGATTTAAAGCTAAAGGAAACTTTACGAGCTTGGATTGTGTCGGCCATTTTTGCGTTCGGAGTTATGAAGGTTAGTCTTGCTTCGAGTGAGAACATGATTGTTGACGGTGATGTTAATATCGACCCCGGACAAGTGTACGCCGAGATCGTTGACCTCGATGACTTCGTGTTCGATGCTACTTGTACTGACATTAGAAAGTCTACGTTCCTAGGTAGCCGGGTAAGGGTTCCTAGGCAGCAGCTCTTGGATGATCCAAGCTATAATAAAGAGATGGTGATGAAATTACCTACCTCGAAGTATGGTGGTTCAGCTCGTGCTGAGGACATGTCCAAGCAGAGTACAGCGGTTTCAGAGTCTTATGCTCTTCAAGACTACGTTGATGTAGTTGAGCTATGGGTTCCAGAGGCAAATGCACTTGTAACTATCTCTGATCCGCAGCAAATTATACTCGATGAGTACCTTCGCTCTGTAGACTACCACGGCCCCGCTGAAGGGCCTTATGTTTTCCTCAGCTTCTCGCCGCCTGTACCGGGTAATCCGCTGCCAGTGGCTCCTGTGTCGTTGTGGTACGACCTGCACATGATTGCTAACCGGACGTTCAAACGTATGATGGACCAAGCTGACAGGCAGAAGGATATTCTTGCTTACTCCCCGGCGTTTGCTGATGAGGCACAAGACATATTAGATTCTGAAGATGGTGATTCTGTAGCAGTATCAGACCCGAACGCCGCAAAGGTTATGCAGTTCGGCGGAGCGAATAATCGTAATGAGCAGATGGTCCAGCAGATGCAGATGTGGTTTAACTATGTCGCTGGCAACCCGGATCAGATGGCTGGCAATATGTCGAAGGCTACTAAGGGTTCAAAAGAAACTGCAACCCGGACATCTGCCATGCAGTCTAACCTGTCTGTTGGTCTGGATGATGCACAGGGAATTGTGGCCGATGCAACAGCGGAAGTATCAAAGCGGATCGCATGGTATCTCCATACTGATCCACTGATCGAACTGCCACTGACTAAACGATCTACTGGCGGTGAGTTTCAACAGATCGTCTTGACACCTGAGCAGCGACAGGGTGACTTCTTACTTTACACGTTTAATATTCGTGCGAAGTCAATGGTCCCTACTGATCCTATTACTCGTGCTCGTTTGATGACAGAGTTTGCAACTCAGATAATGCCGGGTATTGTTAACGCAGCCAACATTGCCATGCAAATGAAAATACCATTTAACGTTCAGCGTTGTCTAACTGATCTAGCCGAACAGCAAGGTTTGACTACCGATGTTATGAGCTGGTTCGATGACCCTGAGTTTGAAAGTAGACTGGCGTTAATGCTACAGCTTGGCCCTCAAAATCAGGGCAAGGCTGGCAGCGGTCAGGCTATGCAGAACGGTGGTTTCGGAGGTGGGCCAGTGGCTTCACCTGAGCAACAATTTAATCAAGATGCCCAAGCTGGTGCGAATCAATCGCAAGCAGATATGGGAGGTGTCTAATGAGTGGAGAAATTTGTGAAATGCAGCCAGAAAAAATAAATGGCTTTGACAAGTACGACGTAGAAAGTGACGCTCGTACTTTGATTAAAGCTAAGGAGCTTGAAAACACTGACAAAAAATATTATGAAACTTTGATCGCTGAAGTTGAGAAGACGGCGAAGGCGGCTACAGAAGCAGCAGCAGTGAAGACTAAAGCTGCTGATTCACTGAAGCTTGAAAAGAAAGTTGGCAAGAAACTTAAAGAAGTAATGGGAGGCAGCGGAGAATAATGCCGAAGAAAGAAAAATATAACTTAGAAAAAGATATTAAGCACTTGCAGACCCGGCGTAAGAAAGCTGCTGAGAAACTGAAACCCAAGAGTAAACCTGCGGTGAAAGAGGATTGGGCGACTCGCCTGAAAAGAAATGTCCAGATGTTACTTAAGGGCAAAGACTATCAGGCTTCTAAGAAGAAGACCACTGGTGATGCGTCGAAGATGTCTGATGCAAAGTTGAAGAAGCATGGCATGAGTGATGCTGATATTAAGAGGATGAGGGCCACCAAGAAGAAAAAGAGTAGCTCTCACAATAGCTCTAGTCGTGCAGGAGGTTACTAGCTATGCCGATGTATTCATTCAAGTGCCCCACTTGCGGGGAAAAAACTGAAGAGGCGATGACGATGGCTGAAGTAGGCACACTGGAAATACTTTGCAAATGCAGAGGGGCCGGGAAGTGCACAGTTATGGGTCGTGACTTTCAGGCTGATCTGTTCCATACTGCTTCTGATAGATATGATAAACCTATCATCTCTGATTCATTAGCAATCGGTATGGATCAGATCGCAGAGCATAAAGCACAGTACCCAGAAATTGAAGTTACTCCACAAGGCCAATTAGTCTTTGACAAGTACAGCACGCATCAAGCTTACCTGACCAAGACGAACCATATAAAGCACCCCGGCAAAAGTCGGCGGAGAGCTAAAAAAGTAGCTATGGCTACAACAACTGAATAACCTACCCCCGGAACTAACCGGGCAGCGAAAACAGGAGAAATGAAATGGCACTACCAAAAAATGATGAGGGCAAAAGTGAACAAGAAATTTTAGATGCAACAGCAGAAAGAATGGAAGCTCTTGACTTTAATCCTTCGGCAGATGAAGTAGTCCCTGACAACGAACCTATCCCAGAAGATGATCTCGAAGAAGTAGATGAAGACGAGATTGACGATCTGGACAGCGACGATGACAAGGGCAACGAGTCTACCCCGGAAGATGACGACAAGGGAGAAGCGGGCACGGATGGTGATGACGACACGGATGAGGACGCACATAAGGCTAAAGACAGTGATGACGATGAACCGCTACTCACTGATGCTTACTATCGTGCTGCGATCCACAGTGGATATGAGGAAAAGGAAATCGTTGAGCTTATGGCGGCGAATCCTGAATTAGCTATCAAGACATTTGCTAAGATGCACGACCAGATGAACAGTGTGTCGAAAGAGTACGCCGATATTGGAAGGTTTAAAAAGGAACGGGATAATAAACCTGCTGACAAACCTGATGATAAGCCGGGCTTTAAGGGAATTGATATTGATACGCTAAGAGCCGATTATCCAGATGATGTTTTGGTCGATGCACTCGAACAGATGCAGAACCAGAACAAGGCTATGTTTGACGAACTTGGTAAACGCCCGACCAGTACTGCTAACGCTGACCAGCTAGCGTCAGACCAGCAGCAGCTAGACAGCGACAAGACCGCTGTTATTGGCGAGCAAATTGATTCATTCTTTAGAGGACCGGGCATGGAGCAGTATGCTGCTGTTTACGGCACGTTGGCCAAAGAAGAAAAAAGCTGGGAAGGTTTGCTTCCTTCCGAGAAGATGAATCGTGTAGCCGTTATAGATCAAGTCGAGGAA